CTATATTTTTTCCCCGGGGGGAGTTTTGGCACAATGTTTTTAACTTTCTATAGCCGAAAGGAGTGCAGGTGAGTGACTTCAGTGTACTCAACAATCCAAACGAAGTCAAGCGTTTCGAAGACAGTGTGATGGTGGCGCTCATTCCGACAACGTCCGATTGGTGTGCGATAGATCTTCCGCACCTGACGTTGGTGTATGCCGGAAAGATTCCCGATCTTCCACCCACGGCATTCAATGAATTAGCCAAGGTCGCTCTTGATATAGCATTCCAGTTTTCTCCTATCGTAGTTGATGTGCTAGGCACAGATACTTTTGGTGGTGGATCAGATGACAACCCTATGGTTGATGTTCTTCTCCTCCGACCAATTGAACCTTTACTACAGATGAGGATGATGTTGGAACGCTGGAACGCTAGCGAGCATCCTTTCGCACCGCATGTAACTGTCGGGCCTATTGGGTCAGGCAAGGACCAAACGCCCGATGCTATCATGTTTGATCGAATCATGGTCGCATGGGGTCCAGAACACTTAACCTATCGGTTGAACCTGATTTAAAGGGGAGACACAATGAAAAAGCGTCTGCTACTGGCGACAGCGCTGCTGCTTGCAATACCACCAACTACGGCACACGCCGATGTTGAACATCAAGGACCATTGTCCGTACTAGTAACGGGAGCTACAGCTTCTGCGCCAGCGGTACGGCTTGATCCACCACAACCTCCTCCAGAGATTCCATGGGTAGACAATCGAACCGTTGAACAAATGATTCGAGACGTCTGGCCGGACGCTCTGGAAACAAGGGCTTTAAAAATTGCTTATAGAGAAAGTCGATACGTTCCTACAGCGCACACTTGGTGTTGCTATGGGGTGTTCCAACTTTATCTAACGATGCATAAAGACCTGTTTAACTCAATGGGAATCTACACAAAGCAGGATCTGTACGATCCGTTGAACAACGTTAAAGCTGCCTATCGACTTTACCTAGAAGCTGAACGAGTTTTTGGTAACGGTTGGCAACCATGGCAAACCTGACAAGGAAGGATTCCTCCGATGACTGACAAGATAATCGTATTCAAGGATAGGACGAACATCGTTCAGGTAAGTTTGGGTATCAATGTTTCTGACGATACGATTACAAGTCAGATTCGTGCATACGATGGAACTTTAATTGCTGAGTGGCAAGTCGCTTTTGACAATGATGGAAGCGATGGCGAACTTATCTTCACCTTAGATGATTCTGCGGTGGCAGGTATTACATATCAAACAGGACGAATGGACATCAAACGAGTGTCCAGTGGAGAACCCTATCCGGTCGGTGATGAACTAATTGAAGTTGAATTCCGAGACTCGGTGACGACATGAACAATGCAACATTGGTATCTCGTACTCAAAGGATCATTATGAACACAGCAACTGGTTCAATTAGTGTCATTAACGCCGGACCTCCCGGGCCTCCAGGCTCAGCAGGAACTGATCAACACATTGTTGACGTCATCGCTGCAGCACTCAGTGAAGGCTCAGGTATTGCGATCGACAGTGCAACTACGCCTGGTGAAATCAACATTACCAACACAGGTGCAGTTACTAGTTACGGCGACGAAAACGTTCGTGATGTCTTGGCGTCTACAATCATTCCGGCCACAGATGAAATTGCTGTGACTAATGATGACCCCGGCAACACGTATACGATCGGTCTTGCTAGTACATTCAAAGATCGTATTCTCAAACTGGAGCAAGCCAAGGCAATTCTTCAGTATAAGGATAACATTGATGCCAGTGGTGGCACACCGGTGATGAACATTAATGGTACTAACAACTATGTTAGTACTCCAAGTAATGCGGCATATGATTTCGCAGGACAGTTTCAAACGCTTGCTAGAATTAAAATGCCATCTAGTGCTCCTGGTGCGAACTGGACAATTGCAGGTCGATATGGAGCGTCCACTGCGGCAGGGCAATGGCGATTTTTGATCACAACTGCTGGGCAAATGCAGATAACGGTTGTCAACACGGGTGGTGTTTCAGACACTTCAACAACCACTGCTGCAGTACCACTTGCGTATGATGGTAACTGGATTTGGGTAAGACAGGATCACACCACCGACGGGCTTACTGACTTTTATACTGGCGTTGATGATGGTACTAACACTCCTCCTGCAACATGGACTTCGTTCCAAGCAAACCGAGCTATGACTTCTGGAGCCCCAAGTACTACGTCGGGTGCTCCTTTGACAATTGGTGCATACAACGGTGGCGCTTCATCTGCTTTTACTGGTCAAATTGGTCGAGTTATTGTGTACTCTGGTACTCTTGCAGGCGGCACTATTGTTGCAGATGCTAACGCATCAGATTGGACAAGTGGTACAACCTGGGTTGGTCCCGCAAGTCGTACTTGGACATTGAATGGTACTGCTTCTATCACTGGAGGCGGCTCAACCGGTTTCAGTAACACCACTTCTCCGTTTGATTTAGTCACAACCGATGCATTTACTGGTGTTGCTGTTACTAAAGGCACTACTTTGTTGGTGTCTGCTGCAGGAACATGGATTAATACGTCTGGTAGTACTATAACTCACACTCCAAAGATTCAAGTTAATGGCGTTGACATCTTTACTTTCCCAGCTATTTCTGTACCATCTGTGGCTGCAAACAGACCATATCGATGGGAATTGGAATTGAAAGTGGAAGTAAACAAACCAGATGGGACCAAACAAATTTGTCAAGCAAACTTTGTGGTTTATACAGACGCAAGTAGTGGTGACGATTTGGGTTCAGCTGTAATGACTGCGCCTTTGTCAGGAACTCCTCTTGGAGGTTATCGTGCCGGTGCGTTGACAACCTTTACAAGTGTACCTGCAATGAAGTTGATTGATCAAATGAGCGCAGCAAGTACTGGTGCACAAGCACGTCCAGGTCTTACACAACTAGCACTCTTGGCGGCTTAACATGAGAAAAGCTACATTTGGTTTCGTTGCCGCAAGGCGTCCTCCTAGTTCTGTTGTTATTGTTAATCCAGATCCACCGCCTCCAGGTCCAGGACCCTCTGGTAATCTTGTAACCTTAGGTTCTGCGACTTACATTCACAACACACTTAAAGGATGGACTTCGGTTCATCAACAACAGCGTGATTCTGTTTCCAAAGTAGCGATCGGTGATACAGCTGAAATTCAGAACCAACACCTTGTTGGTTTTGGAGCGTCTGTAGATGTTGAAGTCAAGATCCTAGAGAAGGCCCTTACGAGCAATGTTGTAACTCTGTACACAACTGACGCCGATGGCTGGTCTGTTGGTCAGAAAATTAATGTTGTTGGGCTAGGTGCGCCATTCGATGGAACAGACCTTGTTATTACAGGTCTTGTTACACCCGATGCCCTTCCTGCACAGATTAGTTATGCAAAGACTGCAGCAAACGTGGCTCGATCCGCTGCTGCTTCTGGTGCTGTAGCTCGTAACTTCACGTTCTTGGACCAAACATTTGGTTATCCTACCAAGACTACTGGATATTTCTCTAACTCGCAGTATCTATGTTTGACTGCTTGTGGTTGTCCGAACTACATGAAGACTCCGCCTAGTGGGTCTACACCAAACCCAATGGGTACACCATCGGCTGCTTCGCAGTCTGATATGACGTCTTATGTGCCACCACATTGGAGTTATTTCCCTGCTTTTGGTGACACAATTGCTGCGTGTGTAGCTCGATATGCTGATTTGACCCATATTCAAGTGTGGAATGAGAACAAGGGTTTCTACATCACAACGCAATCTTCTACATCTAGCATTGTTCCTGCAGGATCAGGCTTGGTTGCTGATACTACCTTGGGTGGTAACAACAATCGCTGGTGGACTGAGGGCAACACTGCGATGTATAACTACATCTGGGATAAATGTAAAGCAGTTCGCTCATCCATCTTTATTGTTGGTCCATATTGTGTGTACAACTCATTTGCTGGATTGACCAACTCTACCGATTGGTCTAATGATGCTTTCCCCTTGAACCTTCAGGGTCCATGGGGATACAGTGACAAAAAAGTTCTAGCGCACTTGATGTATTTCATCAAGTATTGTCATGGAACAGATGCAATTTGTGTCGACTATCGTAATCTACAAAAAGATTCGAGCGTTGCTAACTTTTATAATCCTGCTAGTGTTCCAGCTACACCAGACCCAACAAACGCATTCTTAAGTAATCCCGATGGTGGCGCACATGCTCGCTATTGGAAAGAGGGTTACAACGATGGCGCTTGGACGAATGGACAACGTTTACCAGATCTAGTCGCATGGTTGCGTGCATTAGGTGCTTCATCAACGGCCTATCAACGCTCAGTCTGTGATGCTCGTACGGTTAATGTTTGGTATGCGGAATGGTATGCCTACAGTAATCGTGAACAATTCAAACATGCCAATCCAGCCACAGGTCAGTACTACACTCATCCTACTTCAACATGGGCTGATGATACTGCTGCTTGGGCTTGGGGCTATGTTTGGACTGCGAATTCCATGTCTGAATGCGCAATGGGCTGGAAACCGGAAGGAACGGTACAAGGCAATGTGGTCGATCCTGGTGACTCTAACCCATTGGCTCTATACAAAGATAATGATCCGTCGACAGCGGGACGCACTCCGTTGTATACCGTGGGAAAGGCCTTAAAAGACTACTTCCCAAAGGGTACACAGATGTATGCGTTTACGTCTAACATGCCGACGGTTTGGGGTTTTGCGTCTAACACAATGATTATGTTGGTTAACCGTGATCCCAATCCAATTACATTCACGCTCGTTAACCCTAAGAACACGACTCCGCCAACAATCACCTTATCAGGCTATGAGGTTCGTTTCTTAGCAAGATGACCGTTTAGGCAAGGAGGTGTTTATGCCAACGAGAGGTCACAAAGACGTGAAACCGTTGCCTCGTCGTGCACTGGCAAGAACACCAGAAGCTAGGGAAAACCAAGTTATTGCCGATGCTATTGATCTTGCTGAGAAACAAATTCGTGAAGGCACAGCTTCATCTCAAGTTATTACTCATTTCTTGAAGCTTGGCTCTACTCGAGAACGTTTGGAACAAGTACGGTTGCAACGAGAAGTTGAATTGCTTACGGCTAAAGCCTCACAAATGGCTGATGCTAAGGACATTAAAGAACTATATCAGAATGCTATTGATGCATTCAAAGTATATTCAGGACAAGAAGTTGATAATGGCGAAGATTCGAACTTATTCTGAGCTTATTCAATACGAATCTTTTGAAGATCGTTTTGAATATTTGAAACTTGGTGGCAGTGTTGGCACGGCTACATTTGGCTTTGATCGTTATATTAATCAAGCATTTTATCATTCAGCTGAATGGAAATACATAAGAAGAGACGTTATTGTTCGGGATAATGGCTGTGATTTGGGCGTTCCAGGTCGAGAAATAAACGCTTCGCCTCTTGTTCATCACATAAATCCATTGATTTCTGATGATCTTATTCATCACGAAGAATGGGTTCTTGTTCCCGAATATTTGATAACCACAACACAAGCTACACACAATGCCATACATTATGGCGATAGATCGTTATTGCCAAAGCTATATGTACCTAGGCAACCAGGTGATACAAAGCTTTGGTAGAAAGGAATTCGTGAAAGTTCTCTGTGATATGCCTGAAAAAGTTCAATGTGGAGCACCAACCGATGAGGGTAACGGACCAGTTCCGTGTACAAACATTTATCCTTGTCCGCTTCACCCGTTTCAAAATCATTCTAAGGAGACAAAATGGATGATGTCCTCTACCCAGTAGGATACAGAACTGAGATGGTCACGCTTGATGAATTGAAGCGTCGATTCACTCCGCATATGCATCCAGAAGCAGCTCGTCGTGGATTCGCATTCATTGAGAGCAAAGGTGGATTGATTGGAATTGGAAGCGGCTATCGTGCTCCTGGTGTTCAGCCGAACGCTCCAGGCTTCGCCGCTCCAGGAAAGTCTTTCCATGAAGGACAACAGTTCCCTTCAGGTCTTTACTATGTAGCATGGGACATGGTTGCTGTCAACGAGAACGGTGGAAACCATCGTGCGCCTCGTTGGGCCGAAGTTCCTCGGCAAGGTACGGACGCAGCATTTGACTTTGGTGTTCACATGAATGTCGGCACAGAGTCTTGGCATATGCAGCCTATCGAACTCGACGGTTGGGATTCGTGGGTTCGTGCAGGACGGCCTGATCTTGGTCACTTCACATTCCGTGACGATCAGACTCAACCAGAGCCGCTCCCTGAGCCACAACCAACTCCGGTGCCTACTCCTCCGGATCCAACACCCATCCCGGTGCCTGAGCCTCCTATGCCAGATCCCAATCCTACTCCTCAGCCGACACCTCAACCGCCGGCTCCTACTCCACAGGAGATCACTGTGCAATTTACAAGTCGAAATCTTCAGCAAGGTGCCTCTGGCCCAGACGTTAAGTTCTATCAAGGAATTCTGAATCGCATCGCCGGCCAAGAATTGACTGAAGACGGTCAGTACGGAGCAAAGACTGCACAAGCAGTTAAGAATTGGCAGACTTTCTTTGGAATGACTGTCGATGGTGTGATGGGACCAAACACACAACGTTCATTGATTGAAGCAGCCCTACAACACTAGTCGAAAGGGGGGCGGCAATGGAAAGCAGCATTCTAACTAGCACAAAAAAGGTACTTGGAATCGCTGATTCCTACGAAGTGTTTGACTTGGACATCATCACTCAGATCAATGCAGCGTTTTCATATCTGACACAACTTGGAGTTGGCCCCACCGAGGGTTTCTTCATTGAAGATAGTAGTAGTGAATGGGAAGAGTTGAATATTTCTCCCGCTCAAACCGCTTTGGTTCGTACCTATGTCTTTCTCAAGACGCAGATGTACTTTGATCCGCCCACTTTGAGCTTTTTGATCGAAATGAAAAATAATCAGATCACAGAGCTCGAGTGGAGGCTTACGAATTGGCGTGATTGGGAAAACGATCCGACAGATCCGATGACAGTTGAAGTAGTACTCGACGAGGAGGTGATTTAATTGCCATTCGACATTACCGACGAAGAGCTAGATGATTTTGTTGAAATTTCTGATTATGTAAGTCATCATGGCGTCAAAGGTCAAAAATGGGGTGTACGTCGTCAACAGAAAAAACTTGCTAAGGCTGATGCTAAGTGGGAAAAAAATTTAGGCAGTATGCACACATTTATTGCTGTACACAATCGTGCTGCTGACTTGGCTAACACTTTGGATATTGATCGAATCAACAACAAGCCTGAGTATAAAGGCAAGAAACTTCTCGCTGATATGAATGATCCTATCACGAAAAAGTATATGCGTGAGCATGAACAAGCGTTCAACAAAAGAATGGATCAAGCAATTAAAGAAATTGTTGGACCAAATCCTTCTGGAACAAGAGAAGTTCGTGTCAACATTAAAACTGGCGAAACTTTCTTCTCAGACATTCAGCATGTAGATGGTGAACCAGCAACAGTAACGGTGAAATTTGATGAACTTAATCATATTGTGGAATGGATCGTTACTGTTAATGAAGTTACGCAAAGCGATTTGGATCTAACCGAAGAAGAGGTCGACGAGTTTCTAGAGCATCACGGCATCAAAGGTCAAAAGTGGGGCGTTCGACGTAAGTCTCCGCATAACGACAGCTTCATACCAAGGATGAATCCTAAGAAATTGTCGGATGCTGAACTTCGTGCTGCTGTTAATCGAATGAACATGGAGCAACAATTCAGTCGTTTGAGTAAGAAGCCCTCAAAACTTAAGCATGGACATGATGTTGTGAAGGGTCTTTTGGCCGTTGGTGTTACAGTTAATTCTGTAATTGCTTTTCACAATACACCAGCAGGAGCAGCACTTGAAAAAGCTTTGAAGAAATCACGAGTAGGAGTCGCAGCCAAAAATTTAGTTGAAAGAGGTTTGACTACATTCGGATAAGGAGGTGTCTCTTGACTCTGTCGAATACAGCAACCCCAAAATATTACGGCGAGTTTAGAGATGCAGTCCTAAGAGGCGAAATTCCGGTCAACCGTGAAGTTTCAATGGAAATGAATAGGATTGATGCACTTATCGCCGATCCTAACATTTGGTTTGATGACCGAGCGGTTGACGGATTCGTCAAATATTGTGAATACGAGTTAACACTTACTGATGGTGGCGATCTTCATTTGTTGGACACATTCAAACTATGGTCTGAACAACTATTCGGTTGGTTCTTTTTCATTGAGAGAAGTGTCTATGAACCATTAACTAAAACTTATGTAAAAAAGTTGATTAAGCAACGATTGGTTAAGAAACAATATTTGATCGTTGCTCGAGGTGCTGCCAAATCTATGTATGCTGCTTGCATTCAAGGGTTCTTCATGACTGTTGATACGTCGACTACACATCAGATCACAACAGCACCTACTATGAAGCAGGCTGATGAAGTAATGTCGCCGCTTCGTACTGCTATCACTCGTGCTCGTGGACCATTATTTAAATTTCTTACTGAAGGCTCTCTTCAAAACACAACTGGTAATAGATTTAATCGCCAAAAACTAGCTTCAACTAAAAAAGGCATCGAGAACTTTCTTACAGGTTCACTTCTTGAAGTTCGTCCAATGGCCATCAATAAGCTTCAAGGTCTTCGACCTAAAGTGGCTACTGTTGACGAATGGTTGTCTGGCGATATTCGTGAAGATGTGGTAGGCGCAATTGAGCAAGGTGCTTCAAAGCTTGATGACTATTTGATTGTTGCAATCAGTTCAGAGGGAACCGTTCGTAACGGATCTGGTGACACCATCAAGATGGAGCTTGCTAGTATCCTACGTGGAGAATACGAAGCACCTCATATTTCGATTTGGCATTACAAACTTGATGACGTTGAAGAAGTTGGTCAACCAGAGATGTGGGTTAAAGCAAATCCTAATCTTGGTAAGACAGTAACTTACGACGTTTATCATCTTGATGTTGAAAGAGCAGAAAAAGCTCCAGCTTCTCGAAATGATATTCTTGCTAAACGATTTGGATTGCCAATGGAAGGGTTTACGTATTTCTTTACTTACGAAGAAACTATTCCACATCCAAAAGTCGAATTCTGGGAAATGCCGTGTACGCTTGGTGCGGACATGTCGCAGGGCGACGACTTTTGTGCATTTACATTCTTATTCCCATTGAGTAATGGTGGATTTGGAGTCAAAACACGAAGTTACATCACAGGCTTAACGTTGAGAAATCTTCCTGGGGCTATGAGAATCAAATACGATTCGTTTATTGCTGAAGGCAGTCTTCATGTTCTTGAAGGAACCGTGTTGGACATGATGGAAGTGTACGAAGATCTTGACACTTTTATTCTCGAAGCAAATTACGATGTTCGTTGTCTTGGATTTGACCCATACAACGCCAAAGAGTTTGTATCACGTTGGGAAGCCGAAAACGGTCCTTATGGAATTGAAAAAGTAATTCAGGGAGCAAGAACCGAATCTGTTCCTCTTGGCGAATTGAAAATATTTAGTGAACAACGTTTGCTTATATTCGACCAAGAACTGATGTCTTTTGCAATGGGTAATGCAGTTACTCTTGAAGATACAAACGGTAACCGTAAACTCATGAAGAAACGAGTTCAGGATAAAATTGACAACGTATCAGCCATGATGGATGCTTACGTAGCGTACAAGGCGAACAAGGAGGCGTTTGAGTGAAAACATATGAAGAAATTGGTGAGTATCTCGAACACCGAGGACTTTCTGATGACGAAATTGATGACTTCTTTGAGCATCACGGAGTCAAAGGTCAAAAGTGGGGTGTTCGTAGAGCACAAAAGAAAGCTGCAGTTGGTGCACTTCGAACTGAACATTTGAAAGCGTTGGGTCCAGATAGATTTGGTAATCGAAACCAAGCTCAAGCTCAAAAAAATATTGATCGAATCAAACGTTTGGCTGAAGGAAAAGGTTCTAAGGCTGACAAACTAATCGGAGGACTTTTTCAAGTACCCGTTGTCGATATTATTGGGGGCGGTGGTCTTAAGGGCGGTGCTCAACTTTCTGTTGCTCGTGTAGCTAAACACAAAAGGAAGGTTGAAGCAGGCAAACGTCACGTAACCGATATGTTGGATCGTTTGGGTGGAATTGATGTTCGAGAATTGAACGTTTAGTACTTCCATAAGCATCTCGTCTAGAAAGGAGGTACAAACTTGCCATTTCCATTTGTAACAAGATTTCGTCAAGCTTGGAACAATGCATTTCGATATAACGAACAGGTTCTAGACCAGAATCCTCAAATAGTATACGATATTGGTCCTAGTTCCAGTTCTGCTCCTCAACGTCAGACGCTTCGTTTTACTAATGAACGTACCATCATTACGTCAATTTACAATCGTATCGCTGTAGATGTTGCTGCTATCACTTTGAAGCATGTACATCTAGATGAACAAGATCGTTATGATTCAGATATTGATAGCGAACTTACACATTGTTTGCTTTTTGAACCAAACATCGATCAAGGTCCACGAGCATTTCGTCAAGACATTTGTATGACGTTGTTCGATTCAGGTGCTGCTGCGATTGTACCAGTTGATTATACGATATCACAGATAGATCCAAATCAAGGGATGGACATCCTTTCTTTGCGTGTTGGTGACATTAAACAGTGGTATCCGAGACATGTTAAGGTGAATGTTTACAACGAAGATAAGGGTGTTCGTGAAGAAATTCTTCTAGAAAAACGAACCACAGCTATTGTCGAAAATCCATTGTACTCAGTAATGAACGCACCTAACTCAACGCTGCAAAGGTTGATTAGGAAACTGAGTCTATTGGATGCTGTCGACGAACAGTCTGGCTCTGGTAAATTGGACTTGATTATTCAATTACCTTATGTAATTAAGTCTGAAGCTAGACGTCAACAAGCTGAGAAAAGACGAGAAGACATCGAGTTCCAACTTAGAGACAGTCGGTATGGTATTGCCTATACTGATGGCACAGAAAAGATAACACAGCTCAATCGACCCGCAGAGAACAATCTTCTCAAGCAGATCGAGTACCTAACCAACATGCTGTATGGTCAGTTGGGTATTACAGAGGCCGTTATGAACGGTACAGCAGATGAAGCGACCATGCTCAACTATTACAATCGAACCATTGAGCCTATTCTGGAAGCTATCAAAGAAAACATGCAGCGATCGTTCCTAGGACGACCTCGAGTAGATGCTAATGAACGTATACAGTATTTCAGAGATCCGTTCAGGTTTGTTCCTGTTGAGAAAATGGCTGATATTGCTGATAAGTTCTCACGGAATGAGATCTTGTCAGCTAATGAGATTCGAGGGCATTTGGGACTAGTCCCATCCAAGGATCCAAAAGCTGATCAATTAGTGAACAGCAACATGCCACAACCTAATGCAACAGCAACAGTTCCAGAACCACCATCTGGGTCTTAAGACTTTTGAAAGGAAACGTCAAAATGAAACCAGATTTCAGCGGTTACGCCACTCGGGCGGGACTCAGATGCTCTGATGGTAAGACCATCATGCCTGACGCATTCAAGCCTCAGGATGGGCAAAAAGTTCCGTTGGTTTGGCAACACGGCCATACTGATCCAGAAAACGTACTGGGTCATGCAATCCTTGAAAATCGCCCGGAAGGCGTTTATGCATACTGCTTCCTGAACAATTCTCAGAAGGCAGATCATTCTCGTGAGCTTCTTGAGCATGGTGACATTCATATGATGTCCATTTGGGCAAATCAACTCATTCAGAGAGCTGGTAAGGTCCTTCATGGCGTTATTCGTGAAGTCAGTCTTGTTCTTGCAGGAGCAAATCCTGGCGCACTTATCGACAGTGTGACTGTTCGTCACTCTGACGGAGATGAAGTTCTCGAGGATGAGGCCTTCATCTACACCGGAGAAGATATTGAAATTACTCACGCCGACACTAATGCGTCTTCCGATAATGCAGACGACGGTCGTACTATTCAAGATGTCTATGACACCATGAATGAAGAGCAGAAGCAAGTTGTTAATTTCATGATTGCAGAAGCACTTGCTACCAATGAAGGTGATACTGCAGCGCAAACTGCACTTGATAATTCAGATGATACTGTTGCCCACGGCGACACCAAAGAAGATGAAACCAACGCCGAACTCGGCAACACCACAAAGGAAGGAAAGCAAATGCCTGAGACGATCAAGCACAATGTCTTCGAGGATCAGGGTAAAGACGGCGAGGAGAAGACTTCTCACGTTCTTTCGCACTCGGAACTGAATGCAATCATTGAAATGGCTGCAACCAAGAAAGTGTCGATGAAGGACGCTTTCACCGATTACGCTCTGCAACACGGCATCACCGACATCGAGACATTGTTTCCGGATGCCAAGTCGATTACGGACGTTCCGGATTGGGACAAGCGTCGCACTGAGTGGGTTGCCACTCTTATCGGTGCTGTGCGCAAGAGCCCATTCTCTCGTATCCGTACGACCACGGCTGACATCACCATGGAAGAGGCTCGGGCCAAGGGCTATATCAAGGGTAACTTGAAGAAGGAAGAGTTCTTCACGGTTGCTCGTCGTAGCACGACCCCGACGACTATCTACAAGAAGCAGGCTCTGGATCGTGACGACGTTATCGACATCACCGATTTCGACGTGGTTGCTTGGTTGAAGGGTGAGATGCGTCTCATGCTCGACGAGGAAATCGCTCGTGCAATCCTGGTTGGCGATGGCCGTGATATTTCCGACGAGGACAAGATCAACGAACAGAATATTCGTCCGATCGTCAGCGACAACGAGATGTATACCACGACGATTTATGTCAACGTCGACAATGCAAGCTCCAACATGGAGGAAGTTGTTGATGAGGTCATTCGTCAGCGTGCTGAGCTCAAGGGTACGGGTCTTCCGAACTTCTACACCACAGAAGCTTGGATTGCTCGATTCATGACCAGTCGTGACAACGATCGCCGTCGTCTCTATCGCACGCTCGATGAGCTTGCTGCAGAACTTCGGGTTAACGCAGTCATTCCGGTTGAGGTTCTTCTGGAGACGCCTGACATCGTCGGCATCATGGTCAACCCGGTTGACTACGTGCTTGGCGCTGACAAGGGCGGTCAGGTCACGATGTTCGATGATTTCGACATCGACTACAACAAGCAGAAGTACCTGATCGAGACTCGTATCTCAGGCGCACTGACCAAGCTGAAGTCGGCTATGGTTATCCGTGCAACCGCAGCTGCTAATCAGCTGGTTGCTCCTGCCGCTCCTGCATTCAACCCGACAACTGGTGCATTGACGATCACCAATCAGACCGGTGTTGTTTACAAGCATGGCGCAACCGTTCTGAACGCTGCCGGCTCGCCGTACACCGTTCCGGATGGTCAGACCTGGGTTGTCGACGCAACTCCTGCGGCCGGTTACTACTTCGAGACCAGCGAAGACGATCAGTGGAGCTTCACCAACCCGGCATGAGAAAGGGTTAACTAATGACAAAGTTTTATGGTGTAATTGGCTACGGTGAATC